ACACCCAGCACCACCTCCCGCTGAATCGTCACAGCACCGGACCACACGCCACCGTCTTCACGCCACCGGAAAGTCGTACCAGACAAAATCTCCACCTCAAAATTGGTAGCAAAACCGCCAGTACCACTCCACACCAAATTGCAATAATTATACCTCTCATCCGCATTGGTCGGCCTGGAGGTTTGCTTAATCACCTCCGTGTACTGTGCCCAGGTAGTATTATTCGTGGGGCTGCTTTCCGCCACCCTCAACGATGTGTCCGTAGCAACAAGGAGCTTATCCTGATAATCCAATAGCAAACGAACCTGAGTGCTGGGTTCCGCAACACCAGTGGAAAACAGAGTTTCCGCAGGAAGCAGATTCCCGGTTGCGCTGGCTCCAGTACGAAACAGCGGAGGCACCACTTCAAGCGCACCCTGCCACTTTCGCCAGTTAAGCATAAAGGCGTAGAAGTCCTTTTCTCCACCCACCTGAAGATCGGCCCAAAGGGGTGCATTGAGGTCCCTCAGTACAACTTTATTTCGAGATCCCATTTTCTCACTCCAAGGTGTTCCATTCGCTGGACCCGCGCACCAGTGCCGAATCCCAGTCCTCCACGCTCGTCCAAGCAAGCTGAACAGCCGCTTGGCTAATGTTAACCCGCTCATCTTCTTTCAAATAAAAGTTCAACCTCTGCACCACCGCAAGAACCAACCAGTCATCGTGCAAGGTCGTGAAGAAGTTCGAATCCCCACCCGCCGCAAGGTCCGGCAGCCACTTGACCACATCCAGCGTCAACTCCGTTGCGGTCGCAGCTTGCGAAACGAAAAACTTCGTTCCGTGCAGATACGCAAACTGTCCCAGGCTTCCGAGCAGCGGGACATCGCGCGAGGCCACCTCCCCAACCTTAAACCTCCGTACCTCCGCCTGTGGCATAAACGCCATCTTTGCACCCCGCGCGTCGTTCGTCGCGGTGTTGTACAAATACACCGCCTCAATCTTCTTCACCGACAGCGCAGAACCGCCCTTCGCGTCGAGCACGCTCGACAGCTCACTCCCCGCCGCGGCACAATTCAAGTACCCCGTAGTCCTAAGATACTCAAAATCCCTTTTCTTCTGAGCCTGTCGAATCACATGATTCGTCGCACTCAGAACCAAATCCACCCCGCCGCGCTCAAAGGTCCCACTCTGCCGCCCGAGGAACCCAAGCACCGTTGTTTTGAAAGTCGTGTAATCCATAAAGCCTCACAAAAAGAGCCCTGAGGTCTTTCAACCCCAGGGCTCTCGTTCCTAACCTTCTCCGAAGCTTTACGACTTCGTGGCGCGTCCACCCTCCGAACCAGGCATCTTGGCCGAACCATACGTCGGCTTCACCTTGTTCTTCGCGTGGAAGTCACTCGTCTCCTTCGCCGTGCCACGCAGACTCGCGGGAGTCTTGCGCGTGCCGGGCGTGGAGCCCTCGTGATCAACCAGGTTCATCTTGCGGTAGTTCATGTGCGTGTCCTTTCAGGGAGGTGCGTATTACTTTGTGATACGAACTCCTCAGGCGATATCGCCCACCACAACGGCACGGTAGGTGCCGGTGAAGTCAGCCGGGGCATTCGTACCCGCGGCTTTGAGGAGAATGTAGGTGCCGTCGTAGGACGGCGTGGCGACGAGAATCTCGGAGTTGTCGGACTTCACGAAACAGGAGGTTTCAAGAACGGTCGTAAACCCGAGGGCCGAAGCCAGGACTTTGTTGGTCGCAGTACCCATCGCCGCGAGGACGATGGTCAACGACTTGCGGACCCCGCGGAGCTGACCAGCCCGAGTTCCGAGCTGGTCAGCTTTGCGAAGGGTGACCGCGGTTGAGGCGAGGTCAGCCATGGGTTTAGGCCGTGAAGGAGGTCACGTTCTTGATGAACATGTGACGCTCCGGGTAGTGAACCTCGAGACCCGCGTCCGTGAGGTACTGGTCCTCGCGGTAGTCGGCGTCGTTCGGCTGGATCTCCTCCTGGAGGTCCGTGTCGCGCTTGGCCATGTAGCGGTACTTGAGGTCCGGCATGTCCAGGAACAGAACCGAGCTGCGGAGAGTCGGGATCTGGTTCCAACGCGGGTGCGTCTTGAACATGAGCGTACCCTGCGGGGTGACGTAGCGGGTGAAGACCACGCCGTACGGACCCTTCTCCTGAGTGACCTCGCAGTTGAGGGTGACGTTCCTCTTGAGGTACTTGTTCAGGGCGTTCAGGAACCCGTTGCCGCAGATGCCGAGCTTCTCGTTTGTCTTGTTGTTGGTCGAGCGGAACAGACGCTCGATGAGGTCGTCCCAGAAGGACTCCGTGATGATGCCCGAGCTGTTTTCGATGATGCGCTTCTCGTCGTCGGTGTCCGACGTGATCGCAGCAGCACCCGTACCGCCGCGGTAGTCCGAGTTGGCAGCCTCGTACTGTTCGAGGTACCAGAGGATACCGCCGGTCATCTTCTCGGGGAGACCGTTGTCGGCGTTCGTGGTCTGAGCACGCTGCCCGAACAGGAACGTCCACTCCAGCTCCTCCATGTGGCGAATGAGGTTCTCCTTCGCCATGTCGCGGAAGATACCCTCGACGTCGTACTTGACCGGCGTCTGGAGCTGCGTCGCGGTGATGGAGAACTTCTTCTTGAAGATCTGGCAGTAGTTGTACGGGTTGATCGGAAGGGTGAGCTGCCCGCGAGTCTTCGCGGTGTCACCTTCCGCAGCCGCCGTACCGATGATGAGGATCTCACGATCCGCGTTCGCACCGTTGTAGTCGATGGTCGCGGCGTTCGTGACGGTCCACTTCACCACGATGCGGCGGCTCGTGGCCGTGCCGCTGTCAACCACGGCGGTGACCAGCCCGTAGAGGTACACCCGAGCACCAGCGGTGTTCAGGGCATCCACGCGGATGGTGTTACCGACCGAGAAGATCGTGGTGTCGTCGATGCAGATGGAGTGCGAGCTTCCGGCGGTAGCCGAGAAGTCAGCACCCAGCGCAGCGTACGGGGCGGTGGCGTCGCCGAAGACGATCGTGGTGGAGATGTTCTCCATCGTCGTGCGGGACACTTTGTTGCGCTTCTCCCACCACTCGAAGCGGGGGTCAGAGCACTCCTCGTCTTCGAGAAGCGAAATGAGACCCGCGAGGGGGAAGGAGCCGTTCGGGTAATCGTAGAAGACCGACCGGCGCATAGACTTGAACCGGTAAGAATCCAGCGTTTCCGTATTCTGAATACCAAACAGAGCCATGATTGTGTTTTTTAGTTGTTGCAGTTCCAGTCCCGACCACGGGCCGTGTGGTCGCAAAACTGAGAAAAATTAACCGAAGAGTTTTTTAGCCGTGGGATTCACGCGCTGTTTACCGCCGCCAGCCGGGGGCTGTCCGGGCGAAATGCCGCCGCCCATGGACATTCCAGCGGGCTGCCTCTGCTGCTGTCCACCCTGCGGGGCGGGCTGACCACCCTGCGGAGCGAAGGTTTTCGTCACGCGGCGCGTTTCGGCTGCCACGGCGGCGAAGATTTCTTTCTGGGTCTTGCCAGCAAAAGCTCGCGGGTCCTTACCAAGCTCTTTTGCAACGAGGACCACGAGGTCTTTATGCGGTTCGAGATCCTTGTTCTCGGCAAAGAACGCCTTTTCAAGCCGAGCGTGTTGAACGCGTTCGAACTCCGATTGGATCGGTGCATACTGTTGACGAACTTCGTTGATGACGTTTTGCGCGTAGGCCGCGGCGTAGGTGACCGCCTCGCGGACAATAGCCTGCTTGAACCCCTGAAGGGCTTGCACCTGCTGCGGCTCGGGGTCAACGCCCAGGATGGAGCGGTAGGTGTCCTCCGTGATTTCGGCCACGTTGAACATCTTGTTGTACTCCGGCGTACCGGGCTTCAACTCCGGACGCGGCGGGGGCTGCTGTTGCTGCTGTCCCTGGGGCTGTCCACCCTGCTGTTGACGGATCAGAGCTTGGAACTGTTCCGGACTCAGTTGGACCGGTGGAACCACGCCTTGGGCGGGCTGTCCGGGCTGCTGACCCTGACCGGGCTGAGGCTGCGCCTGTCCACCCTGCGCAGGCTGACCGCTCTCTGAACCTCCTCCACCAAAGAGAGACTTAGCAGTGCTGTGACTCTCACCACTCGAAGGGGCAGGAGAACCACTTCCACCGCTCGGTGCGCTTGACGGGGAACCACCATCGGACGAACCTCCAGGGGAACCGCCGCCGCCGGAGTCACCTCCAGACGGCGCGGGCGCAGAGCCACCCCCTTCGGGGCTGCTCAGCAGGGTGAGAAAGAGAAGTTTGAGGATCTGAGTCTTGACGTTCATGGGATTATTCTTTTAGAGCACCGACTTCGACCAGGTATGCGTGAAGTTCGGCAAGGTTGTTTTCGAGAGTTGCGAAAGGAAGGTTGGTGCCGTAGATAATGCCGCGTCTCCAGCTGTCTACGCGGACATCGGTGTTCTGCGGCGGTTCGTACAGCAGTGCAAGTTCGTGGGGTTTAGATGCCTCCAAAGTTATCTGGCGAAGTATTTGGAAGCCCGCCGAGTGGACCAAATTGTGAATGGTCCGGTAGAGATCCAGCGGAGTCATCGTCTGATACGATGCCGTCCAAGCTGGCGCCGACAGACCCTGTGGAAGGTCCTCCGATTGGTTTGACTGGCTCATTAGGTTGTGGGGGTGCTACGAGAGGTTGCTGGGTGCGAGGATCGACCTTGAAGCGGTTGAGGTTGCGAACACCGTTCAGGGTCAAGATTTCTTCAAACACCGCCATCGGGTTGTAACCGTACTGCATCGCAAGCTGCGGGGTCTTGAGCAGGATCTCGAACAGTCCCTGCAACTGATTACCCTGACGGATGCGATCGCTCGGGAGGGTACCGTCGAAGATGTCGAAGTCGAACTGCTTTCCGCTAATCATCGAGCGGTCGACAGAAAGGAAATACATCCCGCTCTTATTCAGGGGACCCGACTCGCCGAGCACGCGAACCATCTGTGCGATGTCGAGGGCCTGGACGTGGTTCGAAAGCATCTTCTCACCCAGGGGCTTCATCAGGGTCTCCCAGACGATCAACGCCTGGTGACGGATGCGAGCCATTGCGTTGGTGTTAACCGAGTTGGCCTCACTTGCGCTCCGACGCCCGGTGGCGAACTGGCCCAGGAGGTTCTCGGTAATGCCCGAGGTTTCCTTACCCAACCCCATGAGGGCCTGAGCGTCGTTGATATGCGAGATCGTGACGTCACTAATCGGCAACTGCTGAATGAACCTCTCCACCCCGAGCGGCGGCGCGCCGTCACGCAGGCGAATTACGGGGAGGCGGTTGCGAATGTCCTCGATATTCACATACCTCGGATCGACGATCATGCGGTCCGAAACGATCTTGCGCACGTTCGCAATGCGGGTGTTGTACAGCCAGTTCGTAGTCTCCTGCACCCCGAGGAGCAACTGCGCGAGGCTGAGGAGTTCGCGGCTGTGCACGTCCGGGAAGAACAGACCCACGTCGTAGTTGAACTTCTGGTGCTCGTAATCCTTCGGTTCGAGGCGAATGAGCACGTTGTCATTCGCATACCACAGCACGTACTTCACCGGATAATCCTCCGGTCCGAGTACCATGTTATCCCCGATGTCAACCTCCGAGGGGATCAGCACCATCTCAACCTCCGTCACCACCACGGGGCGGGTTTCGGGGTTTTCAGAAGCCCCGAAAGCGGCGGTGGTGTCGTTCCAGAACAGCGGGCGGTTAATCTGCCGATCCGGGGTGTAGTCCTTAACGTTGTCCAACCCCGCACAAACACCCTGTCGCTCCATTTGCCGCAGTTGCCAGAAAGAGTACAAATCCTCCGACGCGCAGAACTCACCCTCCTCAAACCTCGCGATTGGCAGGCGGGTATCGGGGAAGAACTGCAACGGACTCACCGAGCGAAGCTCATTGCCGAGGTACACGGGCACCTCAACCGTCTGCGACGGCTGGATCAGTCCATTCTGCCCAATCTGCTCGCCGGTCTGCGACATCTTAACCTTCCGGCACCACGAGTGCTTAACCACCCCAATGGAGGTGACCGCAAGGTTCTTCATCACATTGGGGAACACCACGCCCTTGAAGCGGTTGAAATCAAGGTCCCGCTGCAACAGCGCACTCGCCGCCTCAGCCCCCATCTGGTCCTCATCGCCCATTCCCTGAAGTTCGTAAACATACTTCCTGGAAAAGAACATCTCCTTCACCATCGTGGAAAACGTATCCACCTGGCCGAAGGTGTAAGGAACCACAAACTTCACAGGCTCCTTGCGCTTCAACGCTTTCGCATCCTCCTCATCCAGTTCACGCAGATTCCGAAAAGCCAACTCATTCGTATGCCACAAGCTGTAGTGCTTCTGCATATCGGTCCGGCTCATGGACACAAACGACCGAGCCTTGTCCAACAGCTCACTAAGAGCGCGGGGCAAAGACGGGCCGTTCAGAGCCTTAACTACATCAGGTGGCATCATGAGTTTACTTTTTCTTAAAAGACATGTAAATCTGCCGCATCATCCACAATCCTGTGGGGATCGAGACAAAAGCCGTTAGGATAATGTGAAACCCATTCACATCCCACGAGACTTCTGCTAGTTCTGTGCGAGTTTGAAGCGTAAGCCAGGCGGAGGTTGCAGAACCCCCGATCCCGACAAAGAAGGTTGCGATTCGTTCCATGTGCGTATTACTTTCTAATACGTACTTTAGATTTTGAAGCCCGGCGGAGGTATCGTCCACGAGCCGCGAGGATCTGTTCTTCTGTGAAATCACAGAGCAACAGTCCGGGCCCAAAACCACGGTGGTAGAACTCGTCCGCGAAGGGGAAGGTTTTTTGTGGTTGGTCATTGCGAACCTTTCGCCAAGTCAGGAGCAGTGCGAGAAGGACTCCGCAGAAAAACCAGATGAGGGAGTTGAGGATTGGAAGGAACATGTCACGAGGGTGCAACCGGCCAGTTGGCGTCGTCGAACGGGTCGAGCGCAGGGTCGGCTTCGAAGGTGTCGGAAGCCGCCCGAACCGCTTTGGCGTAGGACCAAAGGGCGTCGATTGCAGTTTGCTCGGCGAGTTCAGTGGGCGATTTGTTCGCAACGCGGGTCAGCTCGATCGACCGCGCGAGAAGGTTGCGCTGCTTCCAATCGGGGATGACCGAGAGGATGCGGCGACCGGCTTCCCACTTCACAGCAGCAATGCGGTTCGGCACGACTTCGCCGCGGATGACCGCAGCCGCGAACTCGGCGTAGCGTGAATCCGGAGGCGTGGCCGTCGTGATGCCGTTTTCGGTGATGAACTCCCAGGAGGTCGAAACCGTCCCAGTGACGTTGGCAAGTTGTTCGAGGAGGGTCATGATATTAGTTGACCTTAAGGATGGGGTCGGAAGCAATATGCGACTCGAAGTTGACAGTGTCCGTTTCGTTTCGTGCTTCGACAAGGAAACCGGTCGCGCCGAGGGGGCCAAGCCCAGACAGGCCCGTCGCGAGCGTCGAGCTGAACGCGCCGCCGTTGATTGAGACCGAGAGTGCACCGCTGACGTACCGCAGGCGGACGTGGAATGGTTTGCTGTTGACGACTGTTACCGTGGTATTGAGCTGGCCGTGCGTCGTCCCATTCCAGCTTGTCAGCCAGATTGTGTTATACCGAACTTCAAGGGCTACGCACCGCTCAGCCGCGCCAAGCGTCGACATGGAGGCCACGGAGGTCGCTAGAGACAACCGAGCATCACGTCCAACTGTCCACCGTCCAATACTCGCGGTACTTCCACCGCTGAAGACTGAAGCAGCGGTGAACGCAAGGTCGAAATTGGTCTCCCAGCTCCATCGCGCCACTTCAGTAGCCGCACCCGCGTCGCGCAGCATGAACCCCTGCGCCGTAGAGCTTCCAGCCACGCAGCTTCGCGCCGTGGACCCCGCAGTCGTCCCGGTGCGGCACTCGTTGCGCCAAGGAGAATTAACGACCAAAGCAGAACCAGTGGCTCCACTTGTCCAAGCCGCCGCGGAGAAAAAACCAACATTCCCGCCCATGAGCGAGTCCCAAAAATCCGCCGGAGTCACCGCGGCGTTTGCAGTACTGAGGTGATTTCGCGCTTCAGTTTGAGTCGCAGCACGAATGTCTCCGGGAAAACTTTCCCCCGCAGCATACCCAGGCGCACCTCCGCGCCAGACTGATACGTTAGGGAAACTCATCAGAGTGCCACGTTTTCGATGTTAAAGCTGAGCGACAGGCGGAGGTTGTCCGCCGCGGTCTGCGTGGGCGTACCCCGCACGATGCCCACCGCGTAGACCACCACCGAGCCATCGGTCGCGGGGGTCAGCGCAAAAGGAATCGGCGCGGGGACGTTCTCGCTCATGCCGACCGAGCCGAAGTTAACGTAGTTCGTGACCCTCACCCACGCAAGCACATCGTCAACCAGCGAAGCCGCAGGAGCGGTCGCGGAGTTGATGCTGCCCCACGTAGTGGAAGCAGGCACCAGCAGGAAGTCGAAATCCGCGTTTTGCCCACTCGCGTCGACCGCAATGAGCTTGGTCAGCGCCGCGCGCACACGCGTATCCTGACCCTTCAGCGCGAGGTTTGCACCCGCGGAGAAAAGCGTGATAAGCGTGGGGATGAAGAACACATCCCCCGAGGCGTAGATGTTCGTATCCACCACCGGGGTTAGCGTTTTGTGCAAAGTTTGAAAATTAGGAACCATAAATTACCTCCGTTTAACAATTTCGTGTCCGAAGAAAAGACCGATGATCGCGGCCACAAGGTGCGTGTCAAGCGGGGTGATCATCAAACCCTGCATGACAGTCCAATGCACACCCTCTCGTCCGGGAGTGCTGAGGAACGGAATGTTCGAGCCTTCGACGTAGTCAAAGTAAGCCAGCGCGATTGCGGTCTCGGGCCAAAACACCGCAACCAACTTCGGCCAGATAATGATGAAAAAGATACCACCCAGAGCGATCACCCTCCTGGTCCAGGCAAACCCCGGACTCTGTTTCTCAAACGCCCTCGCCTCGCTGTACGCCCCGTGATTCACCTTCGCCAACTCCAACATCATCTGATGCTGGCGTGCGTCTCGCGCGGCCTCGGCGTCTTGTTTCGCCTTTTGAATCCCGAGGAAACCGCCAATGAGGGTGTTAAAGATCATCAGCACGACCTCGGAGGGTAGACCAAAGATATTCATGGCTTTGGTTCCTCCGAGGTCGGCTGACCCTTATCATCATGCTTTGACTCGTCTACAATCCGCCGAATGTAAAGAACATTTCCTACCCGTACGGCGGAAAAGGAAGGTGGCACGTTTTGCGAAGGGCTCTCAACCTTCGGGGCCTCAACGTCAGAGTTAAGTGCAACAGGCGTTACATTGCCAATAGTATGCACTGTCTGCGGATCGGCGACAACTGGCCGGGTGTGTCTGCTGACACAGCCCGTCGTGGTAACCCCAGAAACCACGAGACTAAGCACCAGTCCAAAACGTGCCACCAAATGACGCGCCGAGAACATACGGACCCGCAGGTCGCTAGGCGTTCTGTTGGCGTGCATTGTGGGGAAAGTGTGTATCAGAAAGTGATACGCACTGCTCAGCTTTGGTAGGTGTCCTTCACCAGCTTGAGCAGTTTGTTCGTGGTGTAGTCAGCGACGTTGACATCCTTGAGGTCAATCACGCCGAGGTTGGTCACAACGCGGAGTTTGAGGTCGCGGTAGTCGATAACCACCGAAATGATTTCGACGTCAGGAACTTCCACACCGGCAATAGCCGGGCGGACGACGGTGCGTTCAGCGCGAGGCTTGACGCGGTAGATTTTCTTACCAGAGTCGGGTGAGATTTTCATTACGGAATGATGAGAAGAATGCAGTTGATGGAAACGTCGGAAGTCTCGCCGATAAGGTGGTTGGTGATATTAAGCTCCACCATGGTCGGAGAAATCGTTGTGACGTATTGTGGAAGAGAACCAGCACCTGCTCCGTAGTAACCGACAGGGTTGGGGGAAAGTGCATCTCCGTCACCAGGAACCATGGCTGCGGACAAAAGATTAGCTCCATTATGGTCGAACGAGACTGAGCAACCGACCGAATCGGTAGACAACGTAGCGGAGGCTCCGAGGATGATTGCCTGACCACCACCCAACGCGTTGGCAAGAGCTTCGAGTTCGTTGTAAAAAGGCGCAACGTTCGTAACGTCATCTACAAGAGCGGCCGACGTGCTAAGTCGCAGAAGAAATGGTGCACGGGCGCGAGCTTGCTCCAACTCGGCGAGAGCTTCCGGAAGTGTTTTACCGGAACCAATAGTCAACGCGGTGGCAGCATCGAAAATGCCGTTATTTCCGAGAAAATTCTTCGGTCCGGTCAGCAGCGTCCGCGCGGCTGGCATGACCACCGTTTCGGCATTGATTGCACCGGACGGAAGTCCGCGAGATGTGATTCCTTGCTGAGACATTTTGTAAAAGATTAGAGTGAGCGAAGATCCGCGAAGGCGTAGGTTTCCTCCTGAATCGGGGGACCGCCGTCGCGGGTTTGGTCAACGAAAGATGGGTTGTTGATAAGAATACGATACAGATTCTCCATCATGTGATCGTCTTTATCAATCGGTTTGTTTTCCTTGTCGTAGCAGTACCGGTTTATCTCGAACAGAAATCTGCGGAGGGTCGGTACCACGTAGAACGCACCGGGCCGCTTGAGGTACTCACGCACCCGCAGGATTCCGTGCGCTTTGGCTTTGGAGGCTGGTTCGACGAAAACCCCGCGAGACATAAGCTCGTGGGCCAGATTGGTTTCTGTAATGGGATCTCGGTTCCAAGCCCAAGGATCACATTTATGAAGAACCACAAACTTTCCTTGAAGCTTGGCATTGATGTTTTGTGCGAGGGTGTCGATATCCCCGGTCATCCAGAGTTCGTCGTAGACAAACACCTGCCCCTGGGGGCTGACTGCGCAGAACAAAGCCGCGTGAGGGGTTTGGGGATGCGGGTCCAAGGCCCAATAAATACTGTACGACGCGGGAGGCTGGTTGTAATCATCCCACCCGGCGGGGATGTTTTTCAGCACGTGCTTGTCGTAGGAGAACTCTTTGTAGACTAGACCAGAAAGCTCCAGAGGAATGCCATGAATACGGCACTCACGTTCCTCGGGTGTAAGCGACTCTTCAAACTCGCGGATCGACGCTTTGGAGAGGTAGGGGTTGTCATAGGTCGTACCGTTCAGGGACCAATGTTTCGCCTGTGCGGAGGTTGGATTCACATCCCGCGGGAAGAACATGTCGTTGATCCAGAACTCGGAAAGGGGGGTCAGCGTGAACCACGCGCAGCCGTGGCGGTCAATAAGACCGCGCGAGTGCGCTTTCCACATATCTTCCGGGCAGGGTTCATCGACATGGATGAAATCCCAGTCCGAAGACTCAGAACCCCCTGGGTCCTGTTTGAACGACTTGACCGTATCGAACCGAATGATCGAACCGTTTGAAAGAACAACTTCGACGATAACTCCCGAGGAGTTCTTGCGTCGATTCTTCACCATATTAGGCGGAAGGAACTTCCAGAGCTTACCGGGGTTGGCCGGTTCGTCCGAGGTGAACAGTTCGTGCACCTTATCCCAATCCGCTGCGAGGACTAGACCCTTCACGGGCCGGTTAGGAATACCCGCGTAGCGCGCCGGGTCGTTTTCATCATACCAAGGACGCTCACCCAACAGCCAAGCCACATCTTCCGCCATCCCACACGTCGTTTTCCCCCAACGATTCCCAGAACGAACCATCCTGCGTTTGAACTGACCACCAGCGCGGTGAAACGCGTCTTGCTGCGGGTGAGGTTTGTAAAAGAGCAGTCCGTAGGTCTCCTGGAGTTGGACCAGCCGCCGGGCGGTCTCAACCTTCTTGCGAAGCAGCGCGACTTCGTCAAGATCCTCTGGAGTCTCTACGGGCATTAGTTGTTCAGTCCCAGGGTTTCGAGATCCATACCCGTGCGAGCTTTGCTTCGGGACTGAAGATTCGCAAGCTCACGCTCAAGCTGCCGCTTTTCCTCGTCTGCGTCGCGGTACGTGACCTCCGACTTCGTCTCCACCCGCTGCGTGGGCTTGCCGAGGAAGCGGTCGAGAATGGCGGTGGCGGAGCTAACCCTCGCAGAAGCCGGGGCTTCGGGGTTTGTGGTAATCTCCGCAAGTGCTTCGATCGCGCTGGGTACGATAGAGGCGAATTTGTTCTGCACCAGATGCGAGGTGCCCGAGGCAACAAGTCTCCCGAGCATTTCAACCGCCCAAGGCTGACGAAGGATGTGCCCAACCCACACGGGGGTGATGCCAAGCTCCGCGGCAATCTGCTTGTTCGAATACCCCGCCGCGGACAGGAGAATCACCATCCGGTGTTTGGGCTTCTCGCGCGAAAGGTTGTACTTCGTATTCGGGTCCCCCTGAAGGGACTGCCCGGCAACGTCTTCGACCAACGACCTCATAGCCTCCACCCGTGCACGCTTCTCATCCACCGCAGGGTCGACATCTGGAGACTCGAAGACCACGCCCTCCAGACTTACGTCGGGAAGGTTCGAGAGGTCGGCAGGACCGATGAAATCATCCGTCAGCCGTTTGATCTGTGCTTCATTTGACACTTTGCTTCGTATCCCCAGGAAGGATTGTTACAGGGTTTTTCGCACGCAGCCGAGCGAACAGCGCGTCGATGTCCACCTGCGTGGGCGGCGGTTCGAGCGGTGCGGAGGGCGCAGATGGGGCGGTTTTGGACATGAGTCTTGCGGGAAAGTGCTATTGTAGCATGGAAAGGAGACCGTGGAAACCCCTGAGCCTCTGAGCTGCGGAAGGCTCTTGGTGATCGTATCCAGCCAGACCTAGAAGGTCCGGACGCGGGGTCTGCGAAGCAGGGAGGGTCCGGATGCGAAGCAGTGCGTATCAGTTTCTAATACGCACCTAGCGACGAGCTAATTTGAAAAAATTTTCACGGAGGGACGTGAAGTAAGGGGCTAGGCCCCCCTTGGGCAAGGGTACCCATTGAGGGCGGAGCATGGGGACACAAAAAAGCCCCAAGGCGCGCGGGGCACCTTGGGGCGGTTTCTGCGGGCCTGGACGGCCGGGCTATTCGAGCGTTGCGGCAAGCTTATCGCCGCGGCTCGACTTCTTGTCGATGATGCCGCAAGCGACGTCGAGCCGCTGGCGGTATCCTGAGACGTTGACCGAAAGCGGCGCGATCATCCCGGCCTGCTCGGGGGTGAAGCCCAAGGCAAGCATCCGGCCGAGGAGCACGGCCTTGAATTTCTCGGCCGAGTGGATGTCGGCCTTGGCGATCTTGCCAGCCTTGTGCAATTCTCCGATTCGAGCGATCGTGGCCAGCACGAGGGCCATGGATTGCGTGATGCTTTCGGCCTGCTTGGCCTGGGGCTTGGCCTGCTCGGCCGTGGCGTTTTCGTTCTTATCGTTGCTCATTCGAGGAAAGCAAGGCCGCCGCTTGATTGCGGCCGTCGCCTTGCACCCTTGCCGCCGTCGCGTTCCCTGAGACCCATTCTCAACAAGGAAGCTCCGCACGGCGGAGCAAAACCGCCTGGGTGCGCCCCCGGGCCTTTCGTGGGTGCGAGCCACGAGGCGGTGCGAAGCGGAGCCAAGGCGTCACGAGGGGTGCGTAGCGCATCACGCTAGTCGAGGCCGGCGCAAGCGCGAACGCGAAGCGGTGGGTGAGTAGGTAAATGCGTCAATGCCACCACCCCCTCTCCCCCTTGGCCTACCTACCGACTGACGCACTTGCCCTTTACCCCCTTTTCTCTCCCTCGCACCCCTCGCACCTTTCTCTCCTCCGGACCTTTCACACCTTCTTCTCCTCCGGTCCTAGTTTACCCCTCTCTAGTCTAAAAAAAAAAAAAAAAAAAGACAGAGTGTAAAGTGGTCCAGCGTGGTGTGGCGCGGAGCGCAGAGCGCGTGGTGTGAAAGCGAGTGCGTGAATAAGGAGGTAGACGGCCCCTAGGGGGGGTGGCCTCGCTGACGCATTTACTCACTCACTCACTCCGCGCGGACTCCCCTTGCTCCGCAGTGCTCCGCTTCGCTTCGCAGTGCGTATCAGAAAGTGATACGCACGCTTCGCTTGGAAGGAAACCGCACACTTGCGTTCCGATCCCCTAGGACCCTTCCTTCCGGGCCTTTTTGGTGTTCTCACCGTGTTGACTACAAAGGCTTGCACCGTGCGCCCCTTTCTGCTATCCTAGGGCATGGCCAGAATGCGTCCGCACCAAATCGATCCGCGCGCTTTGCGTCTTGGCCTGCTGAACACCAAACACTACCTACCTACCACCATGACCCCTGAAGAAATCCTCGCTTCGATCGATGACGGAGTGGATGAAAACAGCCCGCTTTGCAAGGCCAACCGCCTGCTGGAGCGGTGCGACGGCTTCCTCGGAGCGTTGCTCCACGCGCTTGCGCAGAAGGACAAGCACGAGAGTGAGCTGTTCAAGCGCACCAAGAATCTCCGCGATGCGATTCATCAGTATCGGGATGAGTGAGAAGAAGATCTAACACCTAACATCTACCACCATGCAAGCTCAACTTGAATTCATCCTCGCGCACGGCAAAGTGGCGGAGCAGTACAACATCGACACCCTTGCCAAGAGCATGGAGGTGTGGTCGAAGGTTGAAAAGCGACCCATGCGGCCTTCGTTCATGCAGACGGTGGCCGAGTTGCTCGACCTCGACCTCACCAATACCGGGGATTACATGTTGGTGCGGCAGTACGTTTTCGAGGTCCACCTCCTCCGTGCTCGCCGGGAGTTTCGCAAGATCCTGAACGGCGACGGTCTTTACAGCTAAAACCTCCCACACCTACCGCCATGCTTCGTATCAAACACAGCCTCCGGCTGCGCGAAACGTTGGACCCGCAAACGGTCCTCGCACTGCGCCAAGCGGCGGTGCAGCTCCTTGCAGGACTCAAAGAGTCCGAGGTTCCAACGAACCTCTCTCTCCCTGAGGTCTTGCACATGCTCGACCTTGCGTCGAGACATGAAGCCGAGCAACTGGACGTCTCGCTCGCACCGCACCATCGCCCCTTGACCCGCGGGCACCACGATGTCGAGGAACTGCCCACCTTGACCTCCGAAAACCCCACGGTTGGTTTCGCTTACCGCATCCCGGGCTTTTTGAAACAAGCCATCGCCCGCGAAAACGGTTCTGGCAGCGAAACCCTCGGTGACCCCACCACGGTGACCCGAGTCGAACTCGCAACCGCGCCGGACGGCACCAAGCGCATCGTGGCAGTCGTGCTTGAGCATAGCACTACGCAAAACTACAAAGGCCGTGCGACGCGGATTGTCACCCACGTGACCAACTGGCAGCTTTGCTGCAAGACCGCGCACGAAAACCGCCTTATGATGCTCGAACGGTTCCAAAAAGCGCGTTCTGAGCGCACCGCTTCGCAGCCCCGTGCGGCTGCTTCGGAGCCTGTCCAGCGCAAGCCGCGCACCCCCAAGGTGATCAACATCTCGGACCTCCTCTAACCCCCGCGTTCCGCGGACCAAAGCCAAACACCAATGCGATCCCAAGAAGACCAGCAACTGATCAACACCCTGATCGACCACCGCCGTCGCCACGTCACTCTGCTCCGTCTGATCGAACAGGACCTCGACAAAGCGCGTGACCTCCTCCGCTCGAAGCACCCCGTCTCCGCCATGCGTGTTCTCGAAACCGCCAACATTCGCATCCTTCAAGACCGGATTGAAAATCCGCTCTAACGTAAACCAACCAGCAAACACCTAACACCGCAATCCAATGCCTACCGTCAGCATCCACAATCGCACCGTGACCATCCCCGAAATGGTCATCACCTTCAACGACATCTGGGACTACATGGTCGCCAAGGACACCGAGAAGTCCATCAACTCCGTTGTGCACCACAACGCTCGCGCGGTCTTCTACTCTCTCTCGCTCACCGAGCACGACTTCCGCTACTGGCTCTACCACCACCACTCCCTGACCGAAACGGTCTTCACCACCCCCAATCCGGTCTGGACCAACGCAGTCCGCAACCTCACCTTCCTCGGTGCACGGTACTGCTCGCTGAAGAAGTCCGACGACCTCGAAACCCCGCTCCTCCGGCAATACACCAACATCCTCGACGCCATCCTGTTCGCCATCTCGCACGTCTCCTCCTCGCACCCCGAAGGTCGCCGCGTGCGCGGCAGGGTGTTCGTCAACATCCTTCCCCTGTAACCACACCACATCGCACCTTCCAGACCGCCGGGTGGCTCCACGCCGCTCGGCGGTCTTTTTATGACAGGGCACTCCGCCCCGTCTCAACCACCAAAAAGCAAAACCAATGCCTAAGCCTACCCCGCGTGCGATCCTCTCGGTCGCCACGATTCTCCACAACCGTGGTGACTACGAAACCCTCTCCGAAGCGGTCGACTACGTCACCGAATACGTCAACAACTACATCGTCGACGACACCGACCCCTTCACCATCGAGGAAGACCTCACGTCCGAATTCGGACTCGAACCGGACCTCGTCGAACCCCTCGTGACCCACATCATCTCCGGCTCTTGAGTG